TACAAAGTCATTGCTTACATCTCCATCCCACTCAAGTGGTGTTTTATTTTTACCACGAAACAATATGAGTTTTTCCAATGCCTGTACAAAGCTCGCGCCATCTGCCGTGGCCACAACTTCACTGCCAGGATAATCAATATCGATGCCTGAGTTGTTTGCATCATTCCATAGGATCACTTTATCCTTAGTTGCAACTGCAATGTACTCATTTCCTGTTGCAGGATCTGAGTAAACCGAAGCACAAAATACCATTTCATTCGTGCCATTATAACTAAGTGTTACTGCACCTGCCAAGAAATCGATACCCTTGCGTACCTCGGCAAGGTCACCAATCAAGCGCATATTCTCGCTTGTTTGTACAAAGCCCGGTTCTAAACTTGTTGCTTCTTGGTAACTATCAATACCACGAAATCCACGATCCCCGTCTTGAAGAACTTGGTCATCCAATCTACCTGTTGTACGATAGCGTGCCATTCACTTCTTCTTTATTTCTTGGTAGAGTTTTCTACCCATGTACACGATAGTTATGATACCTGCTATGCATCCAAACAGACTATCTAATGTGGACAGACCAAAGGTTGCGAGCGTGCCACCTATGCCAAACATTGATGCACGATCTATCATTAGAACAGCCAATCCAATATGATTATGCCAACAACAAGTCCTACGAATATGGTGAGCATTTTACCTTTTTTCGACATGTCCAAGAACTTGTCACGTAATATTTCTAAATTTTTCATGAGTTACGGGAAGGAGGTTTAACAGGAAATGGTGCGCGCGTGGCGTGTTTAATTGCTTCGCTTTGCGAGCATTGACGAGCCGTGCGTTTGGCTACAAAGATAGGAATAGCTAAATATCCACCAAGTAATACTGCTGCACCAATTAGGATGTTTTTGATTGTGCTGGTGAACTTCTCGAAGCCTGTTTTATGCTCTGCCATTCCTTGTGCAACCAAGGCAGACACATCTCCGTGTGATAGTGCCTCGATGGTTTCTTCTGCTTCTATGAGAGCATCCTTGTTTTTTAGTGCTTCTCCACTAACTGCTCCAATGCCAGCACCAAGTGCTGCTATACCTGGGCCACCTAGTGACCCCACTCCACCACCTGCAATTGCACCAAGTGTTGGATAGGTGGAGCGCAGACTGCATCCTGTTAGGCATATCGCCAATATGATTATGGCAGTGTAGATCATTCGCCAGGAGGATTAGGGTCAGTCCATTCGTCAGTCGCTAGAATGGTGAGTATTTCAGAATGCGTGTATTGCGTTTTGCCATCCAAGAAGGAGGGTGTTGTGTCGGTATCAAACTTAACGAATGTCTTTGTGCCATCGACTGAGTAACGGATTGTGTCTGCACTCGTCTCTTCCACTTGAGCAAAGTCAACGGAACTTACTTCGTCCGAATTTATTATGACATATTTTCTACTCATAATTTAAGATGGCACATCTGTTGAGAAGGTTGGCCCGTTGATGAGCGTTCCGTTGTTCCCTCCGCTTCCTTGATCTGTTATTGTAGTACCTGTTCCCCCGTCATTATCTCCCATCCTCCACCAAAGGGTAGGACTAAAACTGCTCAAATCCCCAGGACCAGAATTGTAGATTGTTTCTATGTTTTCGTCTGATAATGACGATCCAAAAACTGCCACTTCGTCTATAAGTCCATCGAAAAAGTCTGTCCTCTCCTTTCCTACGGAAAAGAAAGATGATGTAGTTGCTAAACTGTAAGCATGGCTGGTTAATGAAACAACTGTATCGACTCTCGTACCATCAATGAATATTTTGTATCCTTTGCCGTTATTAGTGGCAGTTCCCGTTGAAGTCGTGTAACCACTATCGACATAGACGATTGCAACATGATGCCATGCACCATCAAATACATCGGAATTAGACAGACCACCAGCAGCAATATATTGAAATCCGTCATTAAACTCCACTGCTCGTCCAGCGACAACAGGTATAAATCGAATTCCCCCGTACTGCGAACCACTTTTTCCAAATCCAGCAATAGGAAGACTAAAATAAGTTTCGGTTGTTTTAAACCAAAGACTACAACTGTAGACATCCAAATTCGGATTAGACGCAACATCAATACTGTCGTTTGTTCCATCTAGAGAAATTGAATATTGGTTTGCAAATGGAGTGCCACCACCTGCAAGCCTGCCACTACTAGTCGCAGCTTTACCTCCACCTAGTCCTAGACCAAGCGATATGGTCGATACTCCCATACTAAATGTTGTAGGCTATTACTGCACCACTTGTCAGATCGATGCTTGTAAAATTTCCGTACAGTACAGTGCCGGCAGATAGCGTGGTTGCATCCTGCCCGGTGCAAATATCATCCAGGTTGGTGATGTTACTCACTTGTGCTGCAAGCACTGTGTCTTCTGTTGCTTGGATCGCAAAGAATTTACCTGTGTGAACCGCAGTATCATTCACGTAAATTCCTCCATTTAAACCTAAACCTCTGTATTCTGATGCCATAATGTTTGTTCCTTTTATGCCGTGCTAACGGCAGTTGTTCCGTGAGTAATTATTTGTAGGGGAGTGGATTGACCTTCTTGTCGTTCGAGCACATCCAACTCAGTTTGAATGATTTGTTCTGCTTGTGCGTAAATAACCTGTGCTTTTTCAAATTGCGAGTCTGCCTCCAACCACATGCCATATGCCCCCGTTAAGGCATACTCGCTGAATATGTATGGGAATACAGATGAGTCACTTGCATATCCTGGAAAACCTGCCCGGTAATGTACCCACACAGGTGCGTTGCTTGCTCGGTCAGGTAGAATTGCTTCTCCGTATTCCGTGCTTCCACTTGCGTCTGCAATATTTCTATATGCTAAATCGTTTGCTCCAATTGATCCGTAAGGGTCATTATCTGTGACCCGGAATATCTCGCTTATGGTTGTGCCAAAATCGATGTAAGTAAGCATACTCGCAGTTGCTGTTGCTCCACTTCCACCACCGCCACTAAAACTGACTGTGGGTACTCCTGTGAATGCTGTGCCATTATTGGTCACTGCAACTCCGTTTACTTCTCCATCTGCGTTTATTGTGGCAGTCGCTGCTGCGGAGTTTCCACCTCCACCACTAAATGCAACTGTAGGTGCGGATGTGTAACTCGATCCACCACTACCCACTTGTACGCTACGTACTCGAAGGTCTGGGATAACTTGCGAGATGACTGAATTGAAAGGCCATGCAGTGCGATCCCATGCTAACTTGCCAAAGCGGTTAAAGCTGCGAACCGCAGCAGTTGATTCAGCAGTAAGGAATGAATCCACGCCAATCATACTTACTAGGTTGGTCAACATGGTGCTTACTGCTATCTTCCTCATGCGAAGCTTGGTTTAGTAAAGCCTCCAGATACGAAGGTCTTTTTATTAAATGATTTGGCTTTTAAATGTGGGTTGTCCCGAAAAAATTCATTCGTGAACGCCTTATCTCCCCAGCATCCTTGTTTGTCTTGATGCCAGCGAAAGTATTCACGGGCAGGTATCGTGCCTTTTAACTGACCTAGTCCTTCGGCTTGTCCACCTTCTCCGTTCTCCTTGGCACACTCAATCTCACGTTTCTTTGCCTCGTACTTTTCCAAGTCAACTTCGTAACGCAAGTGCTTCTCCAGGTTCTTCATAAACTGTGAACCATTGCCTTGTGCTGCGCTCCATTTAGGTATGAATATTTCTGCCATGATAAATTGATGTGGAAAAGGGAGTGACCCGCTACGCAGATCACTCCCCAAATCCTAAACGTTTCTTATCCTACGTCGTTCGCAGAATGCATAGCCAGATAGATATCTAGCTCACCTGCTGAAAGAGCAGATGGTGATCCGGAAGACGAGTTAGTGAACACGGCGCTCAACACATCAGAAGCAGCAGCAAAGCTACCTGCTAATGTTTTAACGCTTGCTCCAACTTCACTGATGATTGGGCCAGCACTAGCAACACTTGTGCTAGTGATGAAGTTGTTGGGATCTCCGTCCGTGCCAACTTCAATTGCGAATGCTCCTGTACCAGCAAAGGCAGTGGTCACGTTGACCAAGGCTTTTGAGATAACGAAGTCTGTAGGTGTATCACCAAGAGTTACAGTTACTGTATCACTTGATCCACTTCCTTCATCCACATCGGTGAACAGAACTTTGAACTTATGGGTAAACCCTTGAGCGCGTTCCTGGTTTGATAATACGCTCTTGCGAGCGCTTGGTAATGTTACTGCTGTATTAGCCATATCTTAAATCTCCTTATTTTAAGTGTTATTAGTTAAAATATCCGTGTGCAACAGGTGACAAACATGCCAATCCAGCAACTACGTCTACGAAACCTCTGCGACCTCCACCTTGATTCTCAAGCTCAGTTACAGACTCAGCTTTCAAGGACATCATGGAAACGTACTCAGGATCAATTAAGAGTCCTGCATCTGCATCAACTGTGTCACTTCCGCTCGTTCTATTTATGAACAAAGAAGGAACGATTGAAACATTTCCGAAATCACCTTCGTAAATATTTACTGACAAGGTTATCTTCTTGGATTCTGCGTCCTGGTTAACTGTGTAGGTACTCTGTACAGTTGCAGTTTGACGTGCAAAGTTTGAGATTTCCTGCTTTAGAGTTGGGCCTGCAAGTAAGGTCAACTGTCCACCGGGCATTCCGTTAGCTGAATAGAGTTCTTGAAGAACACTATTGAAACTAGCTTCGGTTGCAGTGCCTGTGGTGTCATTAGCAACATTCTGTGCGAATGTAGGAATGTCAGAAGGTTGTCCACCTACTCCAAGCCACTTTAACATGCCTCGTGTTTTGTAAGGCGCACCTGCTCCAGCGTCTGCTTGACGTTCTTGTGCGGAACAAAATGCAGACTCTATACTGCGTTTTACGTTGCGTACTGCCTTAGACTCCGCGTTTGCAAATTCCGATGAAATTCCTGCACTATCCACCATCTCTTGGATGTCAGACACCATGAATGTATCACGGAATTTTTGAATGAAATTCCCGATGCGCGCCCGGTCAGCAGATTGATTCTTGAAGTTGCCCACATCTTCGCCTTCAGAGACTCCATCAAACTCAGGCGAGTTTAATTTATCAACTTGGTATTCAAAGAATGTCCCGGTTGCTTTTCCCTTTTTCATTAATGAAACGAATGGTGTCGCTTCTGGTTCTAAAACTGAAATAATATCAGTCAAATCTTCACGGTTTCCACTCGTGTTGTACGATGTTGCCTTAGCCATATCTATATCCTCCTATTAAGTTTAAATTTATGCGATTGATCGCTTTAGTTTTATATATTGTTGGTAGTCTGCTATGTTACCTGACTTCTCAAATTTAGCATGAGCCGCTTGTATAGCCTTCTTCAGTTTACTTCCCTCGGATCTTGGTTTACTTGCCCCTGCTTCTGCCGATGCGACAGGAGCGGTGGGTTTCTTCAATTTCTTGGGTTGACCTGCATTGGCTTGTCTTGCTTTTACTGCCTTTAATCCTTCCACCATTAACCCAAGTGCAAAGTTGCTGTTGGGAAGGTGTTCGACTAATGGCTTGTAAAGTGGACTTGCTTTTACCTGCATGAACATTTTGTAGTCCTCACTCTCTCCATCACTTAGGAAGTCAAAAGTTTGAACTGCTTGTTGGTCAGATGATTGACGTTCCTTTATCCAGGCTTGTCTTGCAGGAGCATCTTTGCGAAGGATTTTTTTGGCATTCGCTTTGATTCTCCGAAGATCCGCTTTGGTGTAAGTCTTGTCAGCATCTTTAACCACGTATTCATTACCAGCGTCATCGTACTCAGTTTCGTTTTCCATCCCTTCATCTGCCCATTCAATGAGCGTATTAAGGTTCTCAACTTCCTTGGTGAGTGCGTTGATGTCGTTGACGTTATGCAAGGCATTATCCTTTAGGAATGCAGGTTGTTCAGCAGGCACGGGTGCTTGCTCAACTTGCTGCTGGAGTTCTTGGTTCTCAGCTAACAGTGCGTTCTTCTGTGCAGTTAGTTTCCCAAACCGCTTGATTGCAGAAGCATTTAACTGTTTAGCTAAGTTCTTTGTCTCCTCCTCGGATAATGAATCCAGGTCTACGTTAAACTTTGAAAGAACATCTGAAGGTTGTACGGGCGGCTCAGATTCCTCTGATTCATCCGGCTCTTCAGCAGACTGATCCGAAGGTTCTTCTTCTTCCGTAGATTCTTCTGCAACGGGTTCTGATTCCTCCTCGGTTGTGGTTTCAGTATCCTCGCTTTGGCGTTTCTGCATCAAACTTGATGCAAGTTCTGCCATTGTTAGGTTACCTTCACCAGACGTTAAACTATTTTCAGCAGAATTTTCGGAGGATTCTGAGACAACCTCTTCTGTTAATGTTTCCATATGAGCAAGGCATAGATTGCCTAGTGTAGCAAAATGTACTACAAACGACTACAGAATGCAATAAAAAACCCCTGCGCCCTCACCCCAAAGGACACAGGGGAATAACAATGAACCATATACTACAAGAAAAGTTACAGTTTATAAAAGGTGTCTAGTTCCTCATCAATTGCTTCGAGCTTACCACACAGCATGTAATGCCTGTTGGTGCTGTCTATGATTGCAGGAGTTTGTAATTGCCGGATTACTTCCTCCCTCATTGCTTCACGCATCATAACGTATTGCTTAAAGTGCGGATCGTTCTTGAGAATTGATAATGCCTGGATTGCTTCTTCCGGGTCAATTTCGTGGTAGGTCTTTTTCTTGCGTGGACTCATTAGTATTTTAAACTTCTGCCACCAATAAAGTAGCGTTTATCTTTCTTTAAATATTCAGGAATTTTTATTCTAGGCACATTCATGTATTCCTTCATGTAGAAATCAAATGCTTCCGTGTCATTGTTTTCCTGTGCAGTCATAATCTCTTCCAAATATATTAATTCTAGTTCTTTGTTGTCCCTGTCTTCCGCTAGGATTTTTGCCACCTGTTCATCATGGAAATCTTGGTACTCTGAATTATTGCACCCAATAAAAAATAAAAGTAATAATGCCCATTTCACATTACTTACGCTTACTTTTCCAACTCACTCTTTTTGGCCCAGTCTTTTTCTTTACCGCACTTTTCTTGCACTGTGCTTTGGTTGGGCGGCAGGCTGGATAAGCACGCTTGGAACGGCGCGCAGACTTCCTGCCACAGGGCTTCCCCGTCTTGCAGTCCACCCAGCCCGTGCCTTTGTTCCGACCAAACCACTTGGTCAATCCTCCGCTCTTCTTTGCCATTACTTCTTACCTTTGACTGTCTTGTATTTACCGCCACGTTTCTTGTACTCTTTCGTTAAATACCCTGATGCATAAGCGCTGGGCCAAACTTTGTATTTTCTTTTAGCTTCTGCCTTGACCCTGTTGTAAAGTGCCTTGTTAGTTGGTACATTTTTGCTCATGACTTAGCTTTCTTCTTGGCTACCATTTTTTACAACTCCAGTAGCCAGCGCTCAATTTAGACTTCTTCTCATCGCATTTATGTCTTGCTCGGAAGGATTTACGTCTGGCAGGCTCTGACTTGCGAATGCGCATGTCAGGATCTCCGTAACGTACAAGCCGAACTTTGTCTCCTTCTTTGGCAAGTACAGCGAATTTTTTGGACTTACCACTTGTTCTTTTTGGTTTATTATAACCACTAAATTTTTCACCTCGGTAGGTAATCATTTTTTCTTTTTCTTCATACCTTTACGCATTGTAGTTTTACGCATTTTTGCTCGTCCCTTCATTGTGCATTCCTCCATTTTATGTGTTTTGCATCTTCTGCGGAGTACCTAACATAGTATCCACGTTTTAAAATCTTCTTTGATGCCCGTGCCAAATGTGCAAGTGATTGCAC